ATTTACTTAATGCTTATGACTCATCGATGAAATAGTGCCATGTGTGAACACTAGTTTTTCGTGTTCCGTATGCCACTCCCTTCCAAGGCACAAGACCATTTGACTGGTCAATGTGGATCTCTGGATCTTCCTCCATGCAAATTACCGCACGGCGGAAGTCCCTCGGCACCCCTTTACCCATAAGGGCCCAAATGTAGTAAGCACCTGGGTTAACGGCGACCGTCTTGCGACGTGTTCCGTTATATTGAAAGGTGTAACACTGAGCAATGTCATCGAAATCTACACTGCCAGTGTTCAACTCATCACCGGCCAACCTCTCATCAGGGGATTTTACTTGAATCCCTGAGGTAACGGAGAACCGGACCGGGACGTATTGGATACGCCCAAGATGGAGCTCCTTAAAGAGGCTAGTGATTAGTTGATCGAGATGAGTGTGCAAGCAATTGGGCGGTAAAGCCACAACAGCTTGATTGTACACACTATAGAGCCAGGCTTTAACACCTGGAGGGGAAGTGACATCGTTCGGCCGCTCAATAAAGAACGGTCGACAGTCCCGTCCCATGTACGCATCCGTACCACAGGACTCCCTAAAACCTCCGACCCAGAAAGACTTCTCGATGTTTAGCTGCCAGTCTAACTGGTCAGCAAGCCACTGAACATGTGGCACGAGATCTGAGTCGCATACACAGTCATCGCCAAAAACGCTGACGAATTCTGAGCATCCATTTTCACGCGCAAGCGCGCGAAGGAGGCAGAGGAAAAGTAGAGTCTGAAGCGGGAAAGTAAACCCGCAACCCATGCTACCAGCCATTGTAAGGGTCAGTGTTTCACCCTTATACTCAGTGGTTGGTGAACGAATGGTACACAGCGCACCAAACCAATCATTAGGCATCAACAGCTGGCATAGTTTAAGCCAGATCCTGTCCGATGCCTGAGACCAGTCGATGGTCGCTATGTCTAAACCATGGGTCGTGATCAGTTTGACGAGCAGCCGGTGGCACAACGGTTGAGTGGATAAATCCACATTACCGAAACGCAACAACCTACTGCTTATCATATGACCATAACCCTGCTGAAAGAACTGATTTATCGTCGGTTCAATCATCATCGTACGCAAGGAGTCAAACTTCTTGGGAACGAAAGAAAGCAGGTTACCGGGCACGACAACGGCTTCAGGTGATTTCTCAACCATCCACTCATAAGCACCTTTCAAGGAGGTATTCCAATCAAGGTACTCATTCCAAAGTTGTAATGCCTCTGCAGTTCCATCCCACGACGTAAGTTTCTTATCGAGGTAAGCTTCATGCTTCCTCACGCCAAGGGTGGAATTGGGACCGTGGGTGCTCTCCTCGAACAACTCCTCGATGTTAAAATCGCCGAGTATCCGAGCTACCTCCAAAGACGCCGACTTAAGGATCGAGTTAAGGCGTCCGTAAGGTATAAATTCCAGTCTCCACTCGTTCATTCTATATCCCCGACCAAGGTTTGCCACGAATTTCTCGCGGGCCTGGTCTTCTAGGGTAGACTGAACATATTGCTCGCTAGAATAAAAATAGCGATCAAAGAAGTGTGCACTGATGTAAGAGCCATGGAAGACGTCCACGTCCGCGTCAAGTAACCCATGCGATAGCGGGCACCATTCTCGAACAATGGATCGAACATTACGGCTTCCAGCCATAAAGGGACGGTCCAGGTCATGCGTTAGTGCTGTAAATACAGCATTAGCGATCCCATCCACCTCTTTCGGAGATAGTATGGGACGCCGCTTCGTGTTACCGGTTGCGGCCATTGGAGTTATCTCCGAGGCTAAGTCAAAATTGACTGTTGCCAGAAACTGGTGAAGTCGGAGTCAGACACAAGCGCGGCAATATCCGCGATCACTGTGTTCTTGTCCGAGTATTCCGCATGGAAAGCCGTTTCAATCCTGACACTTTGGGTATACAACTTCCCATCGGCAGCAATGAAAGGCACCAAGTAGCGAAGACTATTACGTCCAAGCTTTGCGTAAGCATTGGCATTCGCTGGTAACGCGGGTAGCGTTGCAGTGAATATCATCGAACGGCGAGTCAGCAGATTTGTGTCCGCTGCCACAACCGTCGAAATGCCATTGCTAACAGACTTACCGTCTAATACGATAGTAAGATCTGTTCCACCAGTCGGAGCCCAAGTGGCACCGGTCTTGAAAGTAGCACTGTTTAATGCCATGATTTATCCTTGACGTCTTGAAACGGGCTTTAGTCGCTGAATAGCGAGGAACAGCACGTCTAAGAGATTGAAAAGAGATTTAAGGTCTGCCCAGTCATGGCGCAGAACAGGGAGAGTTGGAGGACGACCGACAAGACGTCGGACGTAACCTGAAGACTCTATTTTGTAGTCCGCCGATGTATAGGGGGCAAATTGGACCCGTCGATAAGACGACCCTGACCCTCCAGACCTATCGTAGGCCACACCGCTTCCGCGGTAGTTGTAACTGGATTCATAATGCTCAGTGATCCAAGACCCGCCGAAAACTGAGGCAGGAATTGGATTGAGAGAGCGGATCCAATTACCAATGTTAAAGAAGCGGTCCACAATGAAGCTATAAGGAACCAAATCCCAAGCCGCAATGGGGATAGCGCCAGTACGAAGCCCGAGGGCTTCAGAGAGAGAGATTGAGTGTTCAAGCAGGATTCCTGCTCTGAACCTTGATCTCCACTGGAACTCTTCTTCTTGTACGAACCAGGGTTGGTTGGTGAAAACCAAACCGCCAGAGCTGTATGATTCGTACCAGGTTGTGGTTGCTTCATCATTGAAGTTGATCTCCTCTTCTGCTCTATAGGTGAATCGTTGGGTCTTGTCAAGGTCAGTGCGTTGCACTGCTTCAACAATCCCATTGAGGGTTCCCAGCAAGGGGCCCCATCCGAAACGGATTTCACACCACAGGCCGGAGAGAGAATCGACAGGAACTCTTTTCCCATCGGGTGGCACACGCACATAGCGGCGACCATCACGAGACGCCCTAACAATGTCCAAGAAAGTTTCAGGACGTTTGCTTAGCGCGATAAGAAGTTGACCCGCCTTTGACAACATCTTGATCAGTGATTTAAACTGGGAGATGTCGATAAGCAGGTCAGCATTACCAGTCTGAGCTTTCGCGAAGACTCTCGTTATTGCCTCGTCCCGAGCTCGAGCTATTTGTGAAACTCGATCGGGTTTTAAGTCGAGGCGAGAAAAAGCACCTTGCAACACCGGAAACCGGCAAGTTGTTTCGTGCCTGTCGTACTTCGCTGGCGAGCCGGACCAGAAGCTATAGGACTCATCAGAACCATCATTTGCATAATGGTACTGCGAAGTCTTAGACATCGGATTTTGGATTATCCATCCTTCCGACATCAGCTTCTGGAATTTTGGTACGGCATAACCAGAAAAAGATACTACCGATTGAGGGAGGATTCCAATCTTCTCTACAACCGGTGGATTGGACGGCTTCGTGACCACGTTGTATTTATTAACTTGGTCACGGTGCTCAGACGGAGCAACGATCTCTTTCGAGTGAATTGCCCGTTTAGGTCCAGTGTATATCTTCAAAGTTTAGGCTCCTGGCAGATGTATTTGCCCGGAGAGCGAGGATCGCTCGAGGATATTTATTCCGAGCGATATGCACATATTGTGCACAAAGGAAGGGGATTTATC